AGAATGTTTAAAAATCTGTGTGTAACCATAGACAATATCATGCGTTGATGTTTGTTTTACAAGAGGTTTCTTACATTTCTTATAGCCTTTATCAATAAATACGTAGACAACATGCGTCGGATGATATGTATCAAGATACTTTTCTATTGTGGAGAACCGACCATTCCCTTCTAAATGAAAAATGTATGTAGCATCTACACTACCACTAAGAAATCCGTCATCAAATACATATTTTTGTATTGTATAACAGTTATCTGTATCCATGCCTATTCTATAGTATGAAATTTACGTGGACTTTGTAAGTGCCGGTGCCGATGAAGTAAGAAGACGTCCTCCATCAACATGAATTACAGAGCCAGTCATAAATCCAGCCTTGGAATTATCTGCAAGAAACGCCACTAGCTCTGAGATGTCCTGTGGCTGTCCAATGCGTCCAATAGGATGCGTTCCACTAGAAGCCGTATAATAAGCGTTAGCAACTTCCTGAGTCATGCCGGCTGACGTATGGAAACCAGTTTGAATTGTTGCAGGGGAAATACAGAGAACGCGAATCCCTTTAGGGGCAAGCTCAAGGGCTAGAGATTTTGTTAGCATTTCAACGGCTGCCTTAGATGCACTATAAGGCCCAAGACCTACCACAGGGCGCGAAGCAAGAACTGATGAGAAATTGATTACAACACCCTTAGATTCGATTAAGTATGGAAGAGCCGCCTGAGTTGTAAAGAAGACTGATGTAGTATTAAGGGATAAGGAGGCGTTCCAATCAGCAAGTGTAGTGGCTTGAAGGGTCTGTCCAAACGTTCCCCCACCAACGTTGTTTACAAGAACATCTAGGCGTCCAAAAGATTTGATTGTATGCTCTACACATTTTGTGTAAGAGTCAGGATGCGTGGCATCGGCTTCAATAAGTAATGTAGTACCGGCATCGATAGAAGTATAGGCTTCTTCAAGTTTCTTCATATTCCGTCCAGTAACGGCTACGTAGTATCCATCGGCAAGAAGGCGTACAGCAATTTCCTTTCCAATTCCACTGGAAGCACCAGTAATTAAGGCAACTTTCATTCTAGATTCTAGACGCTAAGTTACTTTAGATAAGAGCGGCAACAACAACAACTTCAAGGCCCCAGTCTGCAGTGGGAAATTGTACTCCGCAAATTGTGTTTCGTGCAGGAGCACATCCATCTGGCATCCACATGATAAAAGCCCTATTCATTTCAGAGTAGTCTTCCGGGTTTTTTAGAAAGATTTGAAGGGAAAGAATTTGCGTTCTGTTTGAGCCAGCCTGTTCAAGCTGTTTATCAATAAGTTCAAATACTTCTGATGCTTGTTCATAGATAGATTGACCGGCAGTTAGCCATGGAACCTGTCCGGAAAGGTACACAGTCTTATTATGTATAACTGCCTCACTGTAGGTTAATTTGGTACCATACCGCTGAATAGTGTTCATGTCTGCTCATCCTTTGATTATTATTGTCCAAAAATTCCCCAATTTTTTACTACATTAAGAGCAGTTTCATAAGGAGGTATATCTTGTGATGTTACAAATGTAAGAGATAGTACTACCCGCCGTTGGTTTTTACATAATTCCTTCCCTCTGTGAAAGACCTTATCACCCTCGAAAAGAATTGCCTGTCCAGTATTTAATTCAATTGTCTGAATGTCCTGATTAGCATCTTTATATTGATAATTTCCGCAAGTAGCTTCAGTCGATACAGGAACAAGAAGAGTAAAAAAACGCCCATTGTAATGATTTGTATCAAAATGCCAATCAATAAAATCACCCTCCTTTTCATAAACTACAAGGCTTAGTGAATTTGGTTGGGAAATTGGTGTAATAAGTACCTGCGTACCAACAACTTTAGATATTTCTACAGGAAGATGCTTATACCATTCTATAACTTCCGGAAATCTTTCATTAATCTTGGCTAGAGGAATCGCTTTCTGGCGCTTCTTGATAATTTCAATACGCTTCCCCTCCTCTTTAGAAATTAGGAGAAGGGGGGCAACAAATTCTTTAGGAAGTGGAAGATCAAATACTTTTATATAACAAAACGTGTTCGAATTATCTTTAGGGCAATTATCAAGATAATTTACATAATATGTCGTACGATATATAAAATATCCTCCAAAACTACTAAACCCTACAAGTAATAATAGTGCTATTATAATAAATACAGGATTATACAATATATTTGGAAGTTTCATTCGAATACCTGTATATGGTAGAGATAAAATATACATACCAAGTAAGATGAAGTTAGTAACTGTGGCTACCCATAGTGAACGCTACTATCCATATTTAAAATTGAGTGCAGAAAAATATGGCCATGAATTAATCACTCTAGGGTGGGGTCAAAAGTGGCAGGGATTTGCTTGGAAGTTTGATTTAATGAAGGCGTATCTTCATTCATTAAAACATGATGAAATTGTTTGTTTTGTAGATGCATTTGATGTAGTTATCTTGGAGGACGCTCCAACAATTGAGGGAAAATTTACCAACTTAATTGCGGGTGATACAACAAAAATTTTAATATCAAAAGAGCAATATTCTCATAATGGATTTGAAAATGGTATCCTATCCTATCTACAAAGTTTCGTATTTACAAAGTGTAAGTCTGAATATATAAATTCTGGAACATATATTGGAACATCATCAACGCTTTTAAGAATTTTTGAAGGGATATGTAATGAGTTTAAATGCAGTCCAAAAGCAGATGACCAGCGCCTTTTACAGGATTATTGTGTAAAATATAATGATTACTTTGTAATTGATAATAAATGCGATATGTTTTTAGTTATTAATAGTACAATATCAAAGATAAAAGGTGGAGAATATGATATATCATTTATAGGTGATAAACTTGTGTATAAGAATAATACATTTCCGGCGTTTTTTCATGGAAATGGTTATACTGATTTTGATTATATCATAAAAAGTCTTGGTTATGATACTAGTATTTTTAGTGCCGATGGAGAGAGTAAAACAAAATATGTATGGGGACGTATAATGGGATTTTTACCAATTGCGTTTGAGAGATTATGGATATTTATTTTAATATTTTTTATAGGAATGCTATATGTATTTAGAAAATATATAAAAATATTTAATAATAAACGTATATTAAAATATAAATAATATTACCTATAACATAGAATGTTTACAGCAATATTATTTTATTCATTATGTATAATCCATTGTTTAATATGGATGTTTGTATTATTTGCATTTTGTAATAGAAAGGCAGCCTATATAAATTTATTTTACATAATACCATTTATATATATAATACATATATTTCCAATTCATTTTTTAGAACACACAAAGGAACAATTATATCCTGATAGTTTTAAAGAAAAAATGGATGGATTTTTAGCAGCATCTCCATTTGGAATATTAAAACAATATGTAGATACACAGCATAGATTAGATGATTATTGTTTTGGTAATCCAATTGGCCCTCAAGGTATGTTAATTTTTGGGGCGATTAGTTCAGCATATTCTTTAAAATGGGGAAAAGCGATAGTAATGAATAAAATAGTATAGTTATTCTGACGAGTTAAGTTAAGCATAACACAGTATAAATCATCTCCGGTCTATATAGAAATGAGCATTCCAAAAATAACACATCAAATATGGATGCAGGGATTTGAAAATATACCAGATAAATTTAAAAAGAATGTATCTGATCTACACAAGTTAAATCCAGAATATGAGCATAAACAATGGAATGAAAATAGTCTTCGCGTAGAGTGTTCAAAATATAGTAAAGAATGCGTAGAACGCTTTGATTCATTTAGTAAGATGATAATGAAAATTGATTTGGCTAGATATGTTGTCTTGTATAACTATGGTGGAATTTCAGTTGATACTGATATGGTACAATTATCACCGATACGTAATACTCCTAGTATTAAATCCGAAACATTTATTATATCACAGTCAGGATTCCCGTATAATTTGACAGGGAACTATAATAATGCCGTAATAATTACTGTTCCTGGAAATACTATAGTAAAAAAGATAATTGATGAGATTATAGCAAATAATAAAAGTTGTTCTAAATACATAATTAAGGAATTATGCGTTCATGATATAACTGGGCCGATTCATGTTACTAAAGTAGTAAAGAATTCTAAAGAACCGCATACTGTCCTTGATAATAAGTATTACGAACCCTGCACATCAATAGATATTTTCTGTAATACTCATAAAGATAGTATTATGGATCATAAACACGAAGGCTCTTGGTCTGCTTGGTATTTGTCATATATATTAAAAATAGTTACATTTATTTTAAGATTCTTCATATACATAGTATTAGCCATCGTATTAATATTTATATTTTTTTATAAAAAAAATAATAAAAGTGCGAAGAAAAGTAAAAGAGTATAAATATATTTGGTCAGAAATAAATTTACAAGCGAAGAATATATAAAATCAATTCTAAAATAGATGGAAACACCTAGAAAATCAAGAATATCTGTAACAGGAGCATTAAAGAGAGTAGGATTACTCTCTAAAACTTCTCAAAAAACAAATAAGGAGTTAGTAGAATCAAGTGCAAATTTATCAAAAGTTACTGCTACGGCAGGTGTTCTTACAGCAACTGGATTTATTACACAAGCATCTTTTGCAGCAATTACAGTTGCAATTGGTTCAGCTACAATTGGTGTAACTGCAGGAACAATTGTGCCTGTTATAGGAGCATTAGTATTTGTATCAGGATTTTTAGCAGAAAGATTATCAGTGCGTGATAATTTACGGGTAACAATGATTTTAGTTCATAAAGAATCAAAACGCATGAAGCATATAATAGATATTATAGAAAAAGATACTGAGAATAATAAACACATTTCATTTGATGTATATAACGCAATGCTATATGAACTTAATGCGTTTATTATGTCAATGATGACATCTGAACAATTATCAGGATTAGGGATTAATAATCAAAAGGGTATATCATCATTTAATAGATATTTTTCTACAGTTGTAAATCCAGGTTCATTTATGAATATTATACTTGAGCGTTTATCTCGTACAACATCAGCATTTGTTATTATTGTTGCTGAATATACTATAAATAAACACGGCAAATGGGAAGCACCTCAAAATAAGGGGGATAATAATTCATCTACTGAACAAAAGGGGGGAGATGCTGAAGCACTAGAAATTTTACAGAAAATTGGGGCATCAGTAGCAAGAGAGGCAGAGGGTGTACAAGCTTCCGCTTCTGGAGCGGAAGAATTACAGAATGCAAGCGAGTATGCAGGAAAAGAATTACAGAGTATACCAGAAGAGTCACAGCCCGTTCAAAATGCAGGAAGTTATACAAGAAAGGGTAAAGGCTATAAACGCCTATAAGATAGTTTAATATATAAAAATTCACATTGGATATAAATATCCAATATTGAAAACGTAGTTTCAATGTGAATAATCTAATATATTTGGTCAGAAATAAATTTACAAGCGGAGAAGACAAAAAGGTAAAAAAGCATTTGTAAATGAAAAAAGAGTGTAATAGTACTGACATAAATTTACAGAAACTTACAAAAACTTCCCGACCCTTTTCATATTTTATGATACTCGCGCAATTTTTGGACGAGTTTTGTAAATTTATGTCGGTATTATTAGGGTTTTTGAGATTTCACAAAAAAGTTTCTCTTCTCCGCTTGTAAATTTATTTCTGACCAAATATATTAGATTATTCACATT